CTTGACGATCACGCCGCGCAGCGTGCGGTTTTTATAGTCGTAGCTAAACGGTGTCATTTCGGCCTCCTTGCCTCTTTAGATGTGATAATCTCTCAAATTTTTAAGGATCACGCCGATCTGCGCGAGCGAGCGCTGAGCCCGCGCAGCAGCATTGACGCTCATGTATTTGTCGTCGTGCAGCCGCTCGACGTCGGCCAGATGATGCCGAGCCTCGCCCAGCAGCTTGATCGCCTCCTCCAGCAGCTCACGCTGCGCCGGGCGGCTCATTCTCCGCGCTGGATCGCTCGCTCCGTCAGATAGCGCGCCACCTGCTCTTCTGTGCTCATGTGATCCGCCTCCTCTTTGTGGTATAATCTTTTGTACAGTTCTTTACCTTGAGACTCTGGCCGTGACAGCGGTCAGGGTCTCGCTTTTTCTGCCGTCGCGCGGAGCTTGAGCCATTTTTCGGGATCTTCGCCCAGCACCTTGGCCCAGGTTGTCAGCCGTTTCTCGCGCAGCAGCCGAAAACCTAATTCCCACAGCGCCACTGTCGTGGGGCAAATGCTCAACTCTGTTGCAAGCTGTCGCTGCGTCAGACCGTGCCGAACTCTTGCGGCTTGCAGCTGTCGCCCGAAGCCCTCGTATGGATAGTGATATTTGAGCCGCTTGCATTGCACCCGCGCCGTGCTCTCCGCGATCTTATGCGACAGACCTGCCAAGACCGGCGGGCTGTATCCGTACTCCGCCAGATCGATGCCGAGCGCATCGGCGAGCCTGCTCAGCAGCTTTGTCCATCTAAGCGGCGAGAGCGTCTCGTATTCGCGGATCGTCTGAACACTGACGTCGGCGGCTTTGCTCAGCTCCTTGCGCGACAGCCCAAGCTCCTGCCTGGCCGTGTACAGATCACTGCTCAGCACCTCGGCGATGTATTCCCGGCCGCAGTTGATCAAGTCGTTGCGCATCAGCGCCACCAGTCGCGGTCGTCGTCATGCCGGTCGAGGCAGCGATTAAGCACCGCGCACGAGACAAAAAATAAGATGATAAAAAACACCGCGATCCCGCTCAGTATCCACCAAATCATGCGTTCTCACTCCCTGCTTCATACTTCTTAATCAGTTTATTGATCATCATGCTCACCGTCCGCAGCTCTGACAAAACGCACTTGATCCGCCCGTTGACCAGTTCCCGCTTGACCGAAGGCATAGCAAAGATTTCCTGCTGACACAGCAGCAGCTCCTTCACGGCGGCTGTTAAGCAGTTCCTGGCTTTTTCGCCAGGCCCCAGAGCAGCCCCTTTCATCCGAAGAACCTCTCCGCCCACGCCCAGAAGCGCTCGCGCAGCGTCAGCCGATGCGCCGCCACGCGCACGCCGGCGACGCGCTCATACCGCGCTCGTGTTTTGCTCATTGTGACTCCTCCCCCCGCAGCACCTGCCGCATCATGTTCTGGCTGTTAAAGTATCTTTTAAGGATCTGATCCGCCGCCCATGTCGGTGATGCCTGCACGCCCTCCGGTACCTCCGCGATGTGGTCCGCTGCCCATTTCATCAGCTGAGCGTACTGAGCGTCGTTCACAGCGATCTGCCTTTTTTTAGCCATTGCGCCGCCTCCACCACGCCAGCAGCGACGAGCACACGCACGCCGACAGCAGCCCCGCCGCCAGACTCCACAGCACAACCTCGCACATGATCCGCTCAGTCGTCACGTCCATCATTGTCGTCCTCCCTCATCTGCTCGATCCTGTCCCTGACCTCTGCCGGCAGGTCGTCGTTGATGCTGATGATCTCCATCAGCGCCCGCTCGACATCAGCGCCGAGGACAAAAGGTTTCTTCTTGCCGCTCATCTGTCCAGTTCCTCCTTGTAGCGCTGAATCGCGCGCAAATTCTCCCCCAGAGTCGCCAGTGAGTAGAGGGCAAGATCTAAATTTAACTTTCCGTCGTGATCCGGCCAGTCTTCTAAGAACTGCTTCAAAGCGTTCTTTGCTGTCCACAGGGACTTCTTCGCCTCGTTGATGGCGTTGTTCATCACCATACCGGTAAAATTCGGCTCGCTCATAACTTCACCCTCCTCCATTGTAAAAACGCCTCCTTATAAAACCTTTGCTCCCTTGATTGCTTCCGGCCGCCACGCCATCGTGGCGCCTTTGCCGCCGCCGATGTCCGGCGCAGGGATGCGCCCTGCGTACATCATCCGGCGCACCCACGACTCAGACCGCCCGTACCACTCAGCCACGTCCGCGAGTGACCAGTAGCCGGCCGGCGCTCGGCGCTGCGAGCGCTCCAGCCGCCGTGCTACCGCCTCGGCAATCCGCTCAATGTCAGCGTCGGTCATGAGTCTGCCTCCTCGATCCTGTCCGTCCACAGCGGGACCTCTCCGGGATCATTCGCCAGTCGGATGCCGGTCCAGACCCGCGCGAACTTGTGAGACGCCCGCGTCCCGATCCCCAGCATCGACACACACGCCGAAACCGTCTGATTAGTCACCACCGGCAGCTCCTTGATCTCTGGCCGCCCCCGTGACCATTCGCGGAAGACAAACGCAAACGTGTTTCGAGGCACAAACGCCTTCGGATCCTTGACCACCTGCCCCGAGGCCTCAATAAACTCACGCACCAGCGGCAGCCATACCGTCTGAGTCGTGCCCGTTCCACGGTGCCCCTTCTGCGGCATCTGGATCGGCATTATCGAGTTCGCCGCCGCCAGCACCAGCTTGCCCATTGACGGTTTGTCGATGTACTGCCCGAACTCCTCGATCAGCCCTCTGATCCTCTCCGCCGGCGAATTGCCCCGCGACATCGAGTAAACTCCAGTTCGCCGCAACGCCGGCAGCACCTCATGCGTCACCCAGCGCCGGAACGTCTTAGCCTCCGCCTTGCGGCTGCGGAAAATCAAGCTGTACAATCCCGATTCCGAGATCGTCGTCATTTCCTGAGGGCCGCCAGGGGTGTCCATAATATGGACATCCTTTTCGTCTTCCTCTAAAAGCGCGAGGCTTGTCCGTGGATTCCCCAGCCCGAGCACCGCGCAGACGTCTCTCGCGATCCACCACGGCTCGCCGTCCTTTTGCACCGTGCGCACAAGACTGTCACCGAACGCGAATATTTGCAGCTCATTCATGAGTTACTTTCCCCCCTTCGGCTTTTCATCCTCTTTGATCCCGAGCGCCTCGGCAGTCAGACGGCGCACGGTTTCGTTGACGCTGGTGCCGTCTCGCTCCGCGCGCGCTTTAACTGCTCGATAGAGCGCCGGCGTCCACCTGATGCTGCTGTAAATAACCTCCACTTGCACGCCCCCTTTCCGTGTGGTATTTTTATGTGGTTGGTTGGTGTATGAGAGTATAATACCCTAGCACGCCCTAAAAAACAACCAACAAAAGGACGAAATATTTTCGCCGGTTGGTTGATTCGTTGATTCATTTTGTATAAAATCGGCGTATGGAGGTAGACCAAATGCCACTAAAGGACGTCTTGAAAACTCTCAGATACAAAGCCGGATACACTCAGAGCCAACTGGCCGAGCGTATCGGTATATCGACGCAAGGCTATCAAAAGTACGAATACGGCCAAGCCATGCCAGCACCCGATAAAATCAAGCCGCTCGCGGAGGCGTTAAACGTTACGCCTGAGCATTTACTGGCGATCATAAACAAACCATCCACCCCCGGCGGCGACGTCCGCGTCGACCGCACTGCTCAGATGATCGACGTGCCGATCCTGTCGCGCGAGGTCGTCGCGTGCTGCGGGCGAGGGCAGCCTGTGCTGGACATTACCAGCCCCGCCGAGCCTGGTATCCAGATCCCGCGCTCACGACTGCACCGCTATGACGACAGCCGCCCGCCCTATGCCATCTACGCCGACGGCGACTGCCTCGAGAGCGAGGGGATCGAGCCGGGCGATCAGATCGTCATAAATCCCGCCGAGGAGCCCGCGCAGGGCGCTATCGCGCTGGTCTCGCTGTACGGGATGCTATCGTTAAAATTTTTTTACCGCCTCGGCAATGGCACGATCTGCCTGCGCTCCGATCGCGGCGATCAGCGGCTCACGCCCGAAGACCAGGACGCGGCTGATTTTTTTATCGTCGGCGTCCTCGTCGGCACGTTCAAGCCCCGGCCTCGCCCGCGGCCGTTTTAAGGAGGAATCAGCATGAGCTTTTTCAGAGTCAACAAAAAGAGCATCACCATCGCAGGCATCAACATCGGCAGCAAGGGCGTCTACGCCAACACGCCCCTCGGGCGCGTCCGTCTCGACGGCGCCAGTACACCGCCACCGCCTGATCCTCTGACGCTGCCGGATACGCCCTGTCCCACACTCCAGCAGACGCGCCTGCGCACAGCGACGCGCGTCGCCTACATCCTTTGGACGGTGTTCCTCATGCTGCTGGCCTGCGCCGTCGGCTATCCCGCCGCCGCTCTGCCCGTGCCCGTGCTCATGTGGCTGATCGCGCGCCGGCATCGCCGTGCGGCATGGGCGCGCAGCGTCGCCCGCTGGCGCCAGTACCACCTCGAAGCATAAAAAAAGAGCCCCCACGGCTGCGTGCCGTGAGGGCTTTTCTGTTTAGTTGGTCAGATTTGGTAAAATGCCTCGAGCGCAGCCTGGATCACCGCGCGGCGGCTTTTGCGCCCGCGCTGGCGGTCCATCCGCCGGACCAGCCACGCCGGCAAGTCCACCGTCAGGTGCACGAGCGGCGACGTATCAAACGCCTGCTTGAGCGTGTCCTCGTCGCAATGCTCGCGGATCCACGCGGCAGCCTCGTCATCGGTCAGCAGCCGCAGCTCGCAGTGGGCGTCCTCTGTAAAAAATCGCCGCGACTTGGTGCGGTACAGCGTCACGCTGCCGACTGTGGCGATGATCGTGGCGACTGCCGGATCACACCGGCAGCCGCCCAGCACGCGGCCGGCCATCAGTCGGCCTCATAATCCGCGATCTCATCGTGGATGCGCTCGAGCTCGTCCTTGATCTGTTCGTCGTCGAGCCCCCATTCATGCGCGGCGTCAATAACGCTCTGCAGTGCATCGATGTATTCGGTCACGTTCTCGATAGGTGCATCATAGGGGACGTTCGTGCCGGTGATCCACAGGCGCCCATCGCTGTGCTTAATAAAGCCCACCCGGATAGTCTCAAACAGGACATCGTTTGTCCTCATTGCTGCTACGCGCGCGCGGAAAAGGTTTTCATTGTATGTCATTGTGATGACCTCCTTAAGGTTTGAAATATTGTAGCACAAAACGCTTGTTTTCTCTATGCGGGCGACCGCCCGGCCGCCCGCGCCACTCGATCGTTTAATGGAAGAAAAACTGGAGCTCCCCGTTGTGCATCTCGTAGCTTGTCGTACCGTGCGGCGCTTCCACATCGAATCTAATGTAGTTCCAGTCGGTAGCATTGTAGAGCGGCTTTCGTTCGTACTCACCGACGCGACGGCAGCGATGGAAGCGGTTAACCTGCTCTTTAGCCACAGAGTGCACGATCCGGATCATCCTAGGAGCAAAACCCCACTCTCTGCTGATGAGCTCGATCGCTTCGGCATCGTTCATCTCGCGTGTACCACCGCCATCGCGGAGCTCTTCATAGTCGTGCTGCTTGACGTTGTGCTCGTCTTCGTGGTCTTTCCACTCCTCGGCCGCCTCGAGCTTGGCTTCGGTATCTTTAAGCTGGGCTTCGAGTCTTGCGATCTGGTCCTTGAGCCCCTTGATAACATCATCTTTCTGGGCGAGCTTGTTGATGTTCGTGCGCAGGCTGTAGCGGTCGCCTTTGTAGGCTTTGCAGAAATCATACTTGTCACCATCAAAGTCCATGTATGTCTGCTCGATCGCTTTGTATTCGTCCCAACTCACTTTGAGCCCGGTTAGCTTTTCAAACTCTTCTTTCATCATTTTAAATGTCCTCCTTATTTTTTGAGGTCTCCCCCTCGAATCTGAGAACATTTTAGCATAAATAAGCGTTTTACGTCAAGCGCAAAAAAGCGATTTTTGCAAAAAGTGTCGAGAGAAGTATCGATTTTTTCGCGAGCCCGGTATTTATCCGCATTGAGTCATCCATTCATAGGAAAAAGCTCAATAGTCAATAATAATCAAATTTAGTCATAGATAGACAAGAACCGGGTTTTTTGATATTTTGAGAGCACGGACTTAATCCAAGATAGGCTTTTTTACGCTCAAAAAGTATCGGGCGCAGTATCGGTGATACTGCGGGAGGTGATGACGGTGTTGACAGACAAACAGGTCCGCGAGCTCAAACCGCGCGAGCGCGGCGAGTATATGGTCTGTGACGGCCAGGGGCTGTACATCCGAGTCGCGCCTAGCGGGCGAAAATCGTGGCTGTATCGCCGGCAGGGCAAAGGCTCGGCCAAAGTCCAGACGCTGGGCGTCTGGCCGGCGATGTCAGTTTATGCCGCCCGCCTGGCGCGTGATAAACTGGCCGACAAAAGCGCGAATGCCGCCGGTCAGCTTGTGACCTTTCGCGCACTGGCGGAGCAATATCTTGACGCGGATCCGCGCCGGATCGCCACAGCTGCCAGCGTGGCACGTCTTGAGCACTGGCTGGAGCGGTATATCTATCCGGAGATCGGCGACGCCGACGTCACGACGATCACGGCGCCGCGCGTCTATCATCTGGCTGCGGCGATCGAGCAGGCCGGTCAAATACACACGGCGCATCGAGTTGTCGGCCTGATCGGGCAGGTACTGCGCTATGGCATCCCGCTCGACCTCGTGCCTCAGGGCGACATCACACGTGACCTGCGCAGCGCTCTGGGCAGCTCGCCAACTGTGTCACGCGCCCATCTGGAGCGCCCTGCCGACGTGGGCGAGCTAATGCGGCGCATTGAGTCGCTCGGCTGGTGCATCAAATCAGCCGGCCTGCGCCTACTCGCGTATACTTTCGTGCGCCCCGGCGAGCTTCGCGGCGCGACGTGGGACGAGATCGACCTCAATGGCGCAGTCTGGCGCATACCTGCCGAGCGCATGAAAATGCGCAGGCCGCACATCATCCCGCTGGCTCGGCAGACTGTCGAGCTCCTCCGCGATCTGCGCGACGGGTTGAGTGCCGGCTCTCCCTATGTGCTGCATGGCGTGCGCTCGCTACTGCATCAGATCAGTAAAACGTTGCTGATCAAGACCCTGCGCGTGCTTGGCTATCCCCCCGCGGAGATGAGCGCGCACGGCTTCCGCGCGACTGCATCGACCCTGCTCAATGAGGCGGGATGGCCGCCGGATGCTATCGAGGCGCAGCTGGCGCACTCTGTCGGCGGCACAGTGCGCGCCGTCTATAATCACGCGCAGTATTTGCCGATCCGGCGCATCATGATGCAGTGGTATGCCGACTACCTCGACGCCCTGCGCGACGGCCAGCCGGTGCCGCTTGTTGACAAAAATTTAAAATCGGTGTAGTATCATCCTCGGAGGCCGTCGATGCGATCGATCGAACTAGACCGGAGGGCTGCGTCTCGCCGGATTGTCTGAGAGCACAGCCCCGCGTGAGCGCCGTGCAGCGTGTTCCCAGCCTCCATCGGCGTGAGTTCTTGTAACCCCATCACCGTGGGGATGGACCTAGTGTGTTGACTATGTCAGCTCCAGAGCTCACGTCATTTGTTCCACCGTCGCGCCTTCGGGCGCGTGAGTTGAAGCATGTACTGGTATTTGTGAAAAACAGATACGGCAAAGAGCTCGCCCCTTTCGGGACGGGCTCTTTGTTTTTTTAAGTGGTACTCTTGTACCCCCTCGCCAAAGTTACGCCCCGTCTCGTCGATTCTCGCGGAGGTTGGTATACGCAAAACGCATAAAAAAAGACGCCCCGACGGTCAAACGACCGCCGAGGCGTTATTACTATGGATTATTCCGGCGAACAAGATACCCGCCGCCGAAGCCGAGCAGCAGGCCGAGGCCGAGCCCCTGCAGCTTGCCGCGCCGGACACGAGAGCGCCACGCGGACCGCTCGACGGCGATCTCATGCTGCAGCTCGGCGAGCTGTCTCCGGAGATCAGCCTGCTGGAGTCTGACCTCCTCGCGCAGCGCCTCGAGCGCCTGCTGGCGCACGTCGGCGATCTTTCGCGCCTCGGTCCATCCCGCAACGGTGTCGCGCATCGCGGCGTCGGTCAAATAGTAGCCGGCCGCCGGCGCTGTCCACCCGGCGTGGATCCGCAGCGCGTCCGGCGCGTTACTTGCCCTCGCGCCAGTCGCGCAGCAGGCCAGCGAGCAGATCAGGCAGGCCGTCATCACTGACTGCCTGCACCTGTGTGCGTATCTCATCGCGTGCCGCCTCCTCTCTCGCTCGTCCGGCGTCGACAATGGCGTCGGCGCGCCTCTCGGCCACGTCGGCCGTCGTCCTGATCTCGGCGATCTTGTCGCCGACCTCATGCCGGCCGGCATCGGCCCGCAGCAGCCACCACAGCAACAGGGCAACCAGCGCGGCGGCGACGATGTACGCCGCGCGGCCATGATGCCGGGCAGCTAACTCGACACGCTCGATGAGTCTGTCGAGTCTGTCGAGTCTGTCGAGCCGGTCAGTCATCCTTACTCCACCGCCCCTCGCTCAATTTTTTTTGCAGGCCGTCAAACGCCGCGCGGATCGTCTCGGGCAGCTCTGCCTCGACCACGTCGAGCAGACGACCGCCGCAGTAGCCACAGCAGGCGATGATGATCGCCGACAGCTCGCGCGAGACTGAGAGCGCGTCAAGCCCCCACGCGACGAGAGCACCGACGCCGCCGGCCGAAAAAAGACCGACAGCAAAGCGTTTGAGGTTAAAAGTGTCATCAACGTGCGCCCGCGCAGCTCGAATTGCTGCGAAAAAAACGGCGACAAGTGCGCCGACCCCGCCGGTGACAGCGAGGTCGAGCAGTGTCTTATTCTGTTCCTCTCCTGGCATCGATCACACCCCCGGTCCGCGCCACAGCCTCAGATGACCGTCCTCGGCGTGGTAGGCGTCGATATGCACAAAAGTCTTATACAGTCCCATGCCGCCTAGCTCGGGCAGGCATCCCTTGATGTACCTGCTCAGGATAGCGTTATATGCTGCCGTCGGCGAGAGCGTCCGACAGTAAAAATCCATCGCGAGCCCCTGCAGGTGCTTGCTCGTCGGCGAGCCGCCGACGCGGGCATTGTGCGAGACGCAGCGCGTCCCGCTGGTCACGATCATCGGCGTCTGCAAGATGCTGCGCACTTTTTCGGCAAGGTCGATCAGCTGTGGCCGGTGGACATACAGCCCACAGCCGCACCGGCAGGCCAGCTCAGCCCGCCGGAAGTGAGCAGAGAGACGGTCGTCGCTCATATCAATCGCCCCACTTGATCGCGGCGAGATCCTCGACCGTCTCCGCCGCGTCGATCAGCTCGACCAGCTCAGCCTCGCGCGCGAAGCACGCCTCGACGTGCGCGATCACGGCGTCGCCGATGGCGCGCAGCTGCATTGCGTCAAGAGTGACAAAGCGGCCGTCAGCACATTTCCAGCGCGTTTTAAACTCAAGGTCGAGCCGTGCCGTTACCACCGCCGCCGTGAGCAGCGCCTGTGATCCGCGATCCGTAGCAATCGTGATACCGTCGACCGTGCAGCCGCCTGTCTCGGCAGCGTAGCGCGCTGCGGCTATTTCAGTCTTTTTCTGCACTTTCCGCTCATCCAGCGTCGGCTTTGGCGGGCGCGGTTCATCGGGCACGGTTGGCGTCTCGCCCCAGATTGCCATGACGTCCGCGTAAACATCTTTCGCTTCGTGCGCGGTACAATCTGCGAGCAAATCTGCTCTGCCGTACGTGTTGTTGATATATGCACGTCTGCCGATGCCGTCGATCTCAACGCTTGCGAATTTTGCTGTAATGTCCATTTTTAATAACTCTCATAAACGCCCGACAAAACGATGTGCCCCGTTGAATTTGTCCCGGAAGAGGGGTACAGTGACAGATAACGTCCATCAGTCTGCGAGGAGTTTGAAAATATTAAATCATTAACCACATTATTTGACTGGTCGATGCCTTGCAAAAACAATCTTGAATAACCGTCTCCTGTCACGGCACGAGTGCATTTATAAAAAGAACTAGATAGTCCCAGCGTACCCCGTACGTTAATTGCCGTCAAATTGCCCTTAACGGCAAAGGGCAGGCCAGCTATATATGCACGACCGTCTGGATGGACAGTATAAGCGCCAATTTCTATGTCAGCGGTGATATACACGAATTTCTCTATTTTGATAAAAGTCCCGCTTTGTCTCTTATATGTATAAGTCCCCGGGATTATATCGCCAACGAGTTCGGGCGTCCATGTGCCTGTCTGCCATAATGCTGACTCAAAATTCGTCTTTAGTGTGTTGATATCACCATTATCAAGTGCATCATATCCGTGTGATGCGATAAATGCACCGATAGCGCTGGCCATATTGGCGCCCTGTCGCCAGATTTTATTAGCCAGTGCGGAGCTAGCCATGCCGGGCTGGACGCCATTGCCCTGCTCCATAGCGGCCGCATAGTCGGCCTGACTCATGATATTGGCGTTGCCGTTTGAGGCAAAACCGATAAAATCGTTAGTTGCCATTTAGTCCACCTCCTAGGCTGTACGACGCCACATATAAACGGCCATGTACGGCGGCAGCAGCGACATCGCCGAGCCGCTGCCCGTGCTGCCGACTGTGACGGTGTGAGAGTGAGTGCCTGCGCTGGCGACCGCCAGCGTGTGCGTGTGTGTCCCTGCGCTCGCAGCCGTCCCGCTGACCATATGAGTGTGAGCACCGGCGGACGTGACGCTGACGCTGTGCGTGTGAGCCCCTGCCTTAACGACTGTAATCGTGTGCGAGTGGCTGCCGGCGCTGCTTGTCGTGAGCGTGTGCGTGTGGCCGCCGGCACTGCTCGTTGCGCCTGTCCACGAGCGGGAGGCAGTAAAAGAAAACCCATACGTCTCATCAGCAGAACCGTCCCCGATGTCTCTGATTGTCCGTGTCGCTTTATTTAGAGTAATCGCACCACTAGAGGAGACATAATGCGTGCGCGCACGAATCGAGAATTCGTTGGGAATCGCACCCGTAATTTCCATCGTCCCGCGCGTGTGGGTGTGAGCGCCGGCAGTGCTGGTCGTCGCTGTATGCGTATGTGCGCCGGCACTCACCGAGGACGCTGTATGTGTGTGCTCGCCGGCGCTCGCCGCCATCCCCGTGTGAGTGTGAGCCCCGGCGCTCGCCGCCGTCCCGCTGATGCTGTGAACGTGAGCCCCTGCGCTCGCAACCGTCGCCGTGTGCGTATGACTGCCGGCCGAGTCGATGCTGGCCGTATGCGAGTGGCTCGGCAGCTCCGCCACCGTGATGGCGTGCGACGCAGCGCCGCCCGTGCTGCCGGCCGGATAGGCCGACGAGGCCGAAAGCAAGAAGCGCCCCTGCACCGCAGTCCAGGTGCCGAAGCCAAGCAGCTGCGCGGGGTTGGTGTTAATGTTATAAGACGTATAAAAAGACCCCACCGGAAAGACGCGCTGCAGCACGTCGAGTTTGGCGGCGTTGATCGCCGAGGTGATGTTGGGCTGGATCAACGCCGCAACAGCCGCGGCGAAGTTGGCCGCACGCGTAGCCGTGTCGCCATCGTCGAGCGCATCGTAGCCGCGGGCGACCATAAAACTGCCGATCGCCGCCGCCATCGCCGAGCCCTGCCGCAGTGCGCGGTTGTTGAGCTCGGCGCGCGCGATGCCGGTCTGCTGCCCTGCCGTGCGCTCCACGTCGGCGAGATAGTCCGGTAAGCTCTCCACATAGGCCGCGCTTGACGTAGCAAATTCGTAAAATTGATTTATTGGCATTGTTGTCACCTCATCACATGATGATCTCAGAGCCCCAGCTGGCCTCGTCCCATCCGCCGATCGTCGGGCTGTCTGCGTCAAATCCAAAAATCCGATCGTCGCTGACGATGTACTCGCGCAGGCGGACGCCCTCGGGCTTGAGCGGGATGCGGCCAGACGTCAGAATGTACAGCAGCACGTCGTTGATCGCGATGCCCTGCAGGCCGATCGTGATGCTCATATCCTGATGATCGACGAGCGCCAGTGTGCTCGTGTCGCCAAAAGAGTCGTCCCAGATGGCCTCGATGGTCTCGCGCGTGCCCGGCCAGTTGTTGCTGGCAATTTTGGCATAGAGCACGAGACGGTACACATCGTCCGCCAGAGCGATCACGCCCGTGCTCGGGTCGTATTTGCCCTGCCAATAGCCATGCCCCCACCCCGTCGCCACAACGTCGTCCCAGCTAAAATACACACCGACAAGCGGCTGCTCGACGTAGCGCGTCGCGCCGATCCACTCGCCCACCTGATCGAGCTGCGTGCCGATCGCAGTGTCAATGTCCCATGCTGCCAGCATCGACGTGTCGACCATGCCGACCGTCAACGCCAGCGGAGCCACCGCCGAAGCGGTCACGCCTGCGAATTTCGGACGGCTGCGGTGCTGGCTCGTGATCAGGTCGATGTAATCACTGAGCGTCATGCTCATGGCGTGACCACCGTCACATCGTCCACGTCGCAGGTGGCGAGCCCATTAAACGGGATCACCAAATTGGACGCGCTTTGAGACTGCCCCACCTTGCCGATCGTGACGCTGCTGACGTCATACGCCGGGCCGGCCGTGATCGCCGCTGCCGTCACTCGCGCGATACTGACATCTGCGCCGATCGCTAGATCGTTGATATACTGGGCGACGGCGGCTTTAATGGCCTCGCCCGTCACCGCCAGGTATCCGGCCTCCGGCGTGACGGTGACCGTGACCGCCACGGCCGTGATCGTGGGCCGATAAAAACGGATCGTCGTGGTAATGCCGTTGCTGTCGGTGATGACCTCGGACGTGGTGCCGTATGTGCCGCAGCCGGGTGTCTTCTTTAGCCAGATTGCCCGCGCGATGTCCGTCGCCGAACCGCCCTGCGCCACGGCGCTGATCGAGTGCGCGGGGATGCCGTTGCTGTCGACGGTATTGGTGTCGTTTTCGTAAATCGTCGCTTTACTGACTCCGTCCACGCTCAGCACTGCGCCGAGCGTGCCCTCAAGGATCGTCGAGGACGGCAGCGCCACGCTGTACGCCTGCCGCAGCCGCAGGGCGGCGTCCGTCTCAGTCGCCGCGCCAACCGTAGCGGCTGCCGCATTGGTGACCGTCTGCCAGCCACGTGTCGGCGTCATGATCTGCGTGATCTGTCCCGCCTGCGCGGTGATCTCACCCTCGTTCTGCGCCGTCGCCGTGACGACGATCTGGCCGCTCGACGGGATCACGACCGTGGCCGGCAGGTCCCATTTTTGGCCGGCGACGTCGGCGACGATGCCGCCGGTGATCGTCGTGCCGGCAGTGCCTGTGATCGTCACGTCGGCCGTGCTGTAACTGCCAGCTTGTCGCCTGATCCCGTTGATCTTGACCACGCGGCTGAGCGTCTCGCCCGATGCAGTCGACGGGCTAAAACCTTGATACACCTGCTCCATCGCCTGGTATGTGTCAAGCAGAGCCAGAGCAAAAACGGCGATCAGCTGCCCGTCCTGGCTGTCCGGCTCGAGATAGATGTCTGAGCCGTAGATCCCCCGCCACGCCGACTCCAGCGTGGTCTTGATGTCGGCGTACTCCGGGACATGTAGCCCCGTGTCGTCGATGTACGGCGTCAGCGCCGCCGCCATCGTCTCGATCGCATCGATTGTGAGCGCCATCAGATCACCCCCTCGATCTGCGTCTCTCCGTAGACGGTATCGACCGTCGCCGTCACCGTCAGCGCCCGCGCGTCGCCGTCGTAGTCGGCGGCGAAGTTGCTCACCTCGGTGACGCCCTCAGTACCGGCGACGCGCATTCGGATCGCCGGTCCAGCAGACTGCCGGCGATGAGCACCAAGCACCTGCGAGCTGTACGGCGTACCCTCGTCAGTGTCTAAAAACCACTCGCCCGTCCACAGCCGCAGCCGGGTGAGCACCGACTGACCGACTGCCTCAGGCGAATCTGTAAAAAAATCGGCGGAGCCATGCCCCGCCGAGAAGTCGCCATTTTTATCGAGTTTACGATATCGCACGTGATATCACTCCTAGTGCGGCGTGCTGGTCTCGCCGTGCACGCCCGTGTGAGTGTGTTCAAGATAGCTAAAGCCGCCGCATATCATGTCGCCGGTCAGCGTCAGCGTCGGCGTGTCAAACGTCACGCCGCCGGGCGCGACGACCTCGACTGCCGTGCCCTTGAGCCGCAGCACCGTGGTGCCGCTGTCTGTCCGCAGCTCTGCGCCTGTCATGCCGACGCCTCCGGAGACGACGTGCGGCTGGGATCGCGGGCCGGGAATGACAAAACCGTCGGACAGGTCCTGCAGCCGGTACTCAGCCGCAGCCTGCACGCCTCCACTCTGCCACCAGGCGTCGATGCACCGTTCCGCGATGATGATCAGCGCCTCGTCGCCGGCCTTGAGCGGATAGGTCAAAATATAACCGCCTCCGCCCGGGAAGACGACCGGACAGTCAACCAGCAGCGGCAGGTCAGTCGCTTCGGCGCGTCCATTGGGCGCGACGATGGCGCCGCGGATCGCCGGCTGCACCGTGCACGTCATACGCACGGGATCAAACGACTGGATGATCCCCGGCATGGCCGTGTGCATGTCCATCCTCGCGGCCGTGATGAGGTCACGATAGGACGCCTCGCGGACGTCCTCGCGCTCTGCTCTCGAGATCGCCATCAGCGTCCACCTCCCTGTGATGCCGGCGTGTCGAGCGTCCGCCTGGCGCTGGCGTCAACTGCCACACCGGTGATCTTGACGTCCCAGGGCTGGCCGTGCGTGTCACCGGTGTAGTGCGTGGCGATCACGCGATAGTAGCCGCCGGCCGCCTGATGGACTGTCTTTTTTTTGCCGCTTTTGTCGGCCTGAGCGCTTGTTGTGTCCGCCGCGACGAGATACGCCGGATCGATATGGACGAGACCGCCGATGCGGATCTCAGGATTGAGCCGGCTCGATGCCTCCACGCCGTCGAGCGTCTGTTGTGCGGCGCCGATCAGGCCGGTGCCTGGCGCAAGCTCCACTGGCGTGCCCGGCAGATAGCCGTCGCGCCGGATTGTCTGGAGCTTGCCCGAGTCGATAAACACAGCGACGCCTGCGTCGCTGCCGTACTCGCGCATAAAATCTTTAACGGGTTTGTACAGCACTTTGCCGCGCGGCAGCGCGCGTCCCGTTCCGGCGCTCAATAGTGCCGCGCCAGCGTCGACGTTGCCGATCGCCATGGCGCGTGCCATCGCCTGCAGCCGGTCTTTGTTTGTTGCACCTGCTGCCAGCGTGGTGCTGACGACGCCGTAGTTGTACGCAATGTCGCCGTCGCCGGCGCTGATCTCGAGCACGATGTCAGGGCCATGCCGCAGGCGGCGCACCTGGATGATGTTGCCGGCGTAGATCAGCCCCATGCCGTCGGTGTAGCCAGCGTCAAGGCTGACCACGTCAAACTCACGCAGGGCCCTGTTGATGGTATCGGGCGCCGGATTGTAGACGCAGATCCGCGCCGAGTTGGGCGTTGTCTGATCGTCTTTTTTGATGTCAAACGTGATGCGGAGCGCCGACAGGTCGAGCCCCTGTCCGTTTTTACCGATCACGAGCCGGCATTGGCGGAGCCACTGTCTCACAGCTCCACCCCCGTTACATATAGCAGCGCGCCGACGAGGTCGTCGAACTGCGGCGGATCGTCGCCGCCCGTGACGGCGTTCTGCACGACGAGCGCCCCACCGAAGCCGAGGTGATGATACTGGCGGAGCAGGTCGCAGCCGGTGACCATCGGAATATTACGCACGAGGCTGACGCCGTCGGCGTCGGCGATGTCGAGCACCCACAGATCGGTGCGCGCGCTGTAGCGCACGCGCAGCTGATAAACGATGCCGGACAGGGCGATCGTCAACGTCTGCGGGCCGTCACGGAGCGGCACATAGTAGACATTCATATCTCACGCGCCCCCTATCGAGTCGCCACAGCGCTGCCGCTGCTGTTGTCGTACCGGCCGCCGAAAATTTTAGCCAAACTGGACTCGGCCTGCACATTTGGCTGCGCTGTTGTACTCGCCTCCTGCACCTGCTGTGTTCCGCGCTTGATGCTGGCCTGCGTTTTTTGGGGCTGTTTTTGTCGCTTTTTGGAGATCACCGGCACGGCCGCTGCCTGCGTCTGTGCGATCCGCACCTCGCGCAGCGTCACCGAGGCGATCATGACCGTCTCCGTCTTGGCGTCGGTCGTTGTGCTGATCGACGTGATGATCATGCTTTTATAGTAGCTTTTGCCGGTGTACAGCTCGATCGGCTCACGCTTGGTCATCAGCTCGCGCAACTTGTCGAGCTTGTCGCGCGGATCCGACTCGGCGTCGTCGACGCCCTGCCCCACCTGCACGGTCACCTCGCGCGGCGCGAGGATGACGTGATCGGAGTAATTGACGCCGTCCTCGACGGGATAATCCGTCATTTTCGCGGTCTGCTTTTCGGCCTCGCTGATCGTGACCGTAAACGTCAAACCGCCGAGCGAGCGGATGTAGGCTCCGTTCTCGCTGATCTCTGGCATCCGCTCACCTCCTACTCTGTCGTCATGCCGCCGGCGTCATCGTCAGCGATCGCCGCGAGCGGGCTCTGCATGTCGCGCACGAGCTTGGCATTGCTCGAGTCGACCGCACTGCCCACCTGATCGGCGATGCTGCTGCCGCTGGTGTCGGTCGTGGTGACGTTGACTGTAGTGCTGTTGTTAATGGTGACGGGGATGTCGTACTTACGGCTGTTGTCGTTGTTGTTGGTCACCGTCGTCGTGCCGAGCGGCTGCGCGCTGCTGAGCAGCCGGGCTCCGTTGGTCACGTTGGTGACCGCGTTGCTGATGCTAGTGAGCGTCGCACCCGCAGCCGGTGACGGCTGCACGCCAGGCGACAGAGGCGACTGCGCCGTCGAGCCAATAAGCGCCGCTGCGAATCGCTGCGGCGTTGGCGTCGGTGCTGGAGCCAGAGCGGAGGACTGTACCGCCGGTGCAGCCGCCGCTCTCTCAGTAGCCGCTCTAAACGCGGCCATGCCGCGCCTCTGCTCCGGGATGGCCGCAGGCGGCTGCGGCGCTGCAGGCGTCTCGCCTCCGAGCTCTCTGATCAGCTGGCGGCGTTCCGGAGCAGTGTCGAGGACCTGCGCCACAGGCGCGGCCGTCGCCGCCGGCTTAAACTCCGGTGCGGCGGGCGCTTCGACCTCAACCTTAATGCCGAGCTGCTTTTTGAGCGCGTCAGGCATCCATCCGGTCACCGTCTCGACAAAAGCGCGCCACTTGGCGGCCATCCAGTCAATAGCCGTCGTCCACCAGCCCTTGAGCGTCGCCCAGATGTCGGCCAGCGCGCCGGTGATCTTGTCCGGCAGCGCCTTGATCCATTCCTCGATTTTTGTGCCCCACTCGCCGAGGCTTTTAAAGACCTTGATCGCCGGCGTCCAGTCAAAATAGGTCTTTCCGCCGCGCATCGCCGTGGTGAAATCGTCCAGCAGCAGCAGCACCGCGACGATCGCCGCACCGATCAAGACAAAGGGATTGGTCGCCGCTGCCGCGATCTGCGCCAGCGTGACCTTATGCAGCGCCAGCGCGTAAGCAGCCATACCCCAGAGCAGCGTCTGCACAACCGTCTGCGAGACGGGCCCGAGGGCGTCAAAGACGCCCGTGAGCACCGTCAGCGCGTTGGACACGACGCCGACAGTCTCAGCGAATCCGCTAAGCAGCAGCGCCAGCGGCTGGAGCACCGCCGCGCCGAACCGAACGAGCGCACCCTGATTGATGATGATCGTCCTGCGCAGCGAATCGAATGCTTTTTCAAACGGCTCAAAAAATCGTGACGCGATGCCCTGCCACAGCAGCACCGCGATGCGCTGCAGGCGCGACTGCGCCGAGTGGAGGCGCTGCGCGGCCTTGACGGCCTCGTCGAAAGTCGGCGTCATGCTGCCGAGCGCTTGATCGAATTCGCGCGCGTAGTCCATCATGCCGGACCTGAGCGCGCCGATCACCGCCGGCGTCATTTTGATCATCTTGCCGAGCGCCTGCGCGCGCCCCTCGTCCATCTGCGCGAATTTCACGCCCAACTCGTCGATGAGGCGCGTCGTGTCCTTGAGATTGCCGTTTTCGTCGCGCGTGCTGATGCCGATCATGCGCCACGCCTTGACGCCTGCGCCGATGCCGGCGGCGGCCTGCGCGGCCGACTGCCTCACGCCTTTGAGGGCGCTGTCCATCTCGGACGCGTTGACGCCAGCGAGGTCGGTCGCATAGGCAAGGCGCGCCATGCCGGCCGCCGAAGCCCCGACGGCCGCAGCGCTGTTGGCAAGCGCGTCGAGCGACGTGGCCGTGTTGATGATCGCGCTAAAAGCCCGCCGCGCGGCCGCGAAGCTGGCTACACCGGCGACGAGGCGCTTGAGCGTGCTCGTCACCTGCTGAGCGGTACTGTCGAGGCGCTCAGTCTCGCGCCGGGTGTCATCGCTGGCGCGTCCCACCTCGCGCACGGCCGGCGCGGTCTTGTCTGCCGCCCGCGTAAGGTCCTTGGCCTCCTGCTCAGTCTTGTCGAGACTCTTGCCGAGCCCGTCGACACTACGCTGCGCCGCGTCACCCTCTTTTTTAAGGCTGGTCGCGCCAGACTTGTCAAGCGACCACGCGATTCGGTATAGGTACTCTCCAATGGTCTGCGCCATTTAATCACCTCTTCTTGGCGCGCGCTCTCTCGCGCTCATATAAAACTCGCTCATTGTGATCCTGCACGTCGAGCGCCTGATTGAGTCGCGCCACGCCCTCGAGATCGATGCTGCCGTCAAACAGATGCGCGCCATCGAGGCAGCCGCGGAGGACCGGCCGATAGAGCCAGTCCTCGCCGTCGTCTAGTCGCCAGAGGGCTGCGCCGGCTCCATTGCCTGCCCCATCCCCTGCGCCATAATTCCCTTGAGCATATCGCGCACCGGGGCCGGCAGAGAAGCGAAAAAACCACCAAGCTGCCTCCGCACAACGTGGTAGACGATCGCGCCTAGCGTGTAGAGGTCGAGGTCGTACATCATCGCGCCAGCGCGGCGGATCGGCGACCACGTGCCGCCGTCCTTTCGGCTGACGATATCGAGGCAGGCGTCGATAACATAATCGAGCTGCGCGTCTGGCAACGTGCTGAGCTTGTCGGCAAAGCCATCAAGAGCTGCGATGATGCCGTCTTTATCGCCCTTATCCTTATCGGCCACACCTTCAGGCGGTACTAGCATAGAGATGATGCGGCGCGCGACGTGAAACTGCTGCCGCGCGTCCATCGTCTGCGCCCGATACTGGACGCCGTTGATCTCAAACTCGGTCATACTAGACAACCGTCAGCGGGCCGGTCTTGCCGGACTGGATGGCGCCGTTAAAAGTCCATTCCAAGGTATTACCCTCGGTCGCCCAGGAATTCTCGGGCAGGCCGGTGAACGCAGCGCCGGAAATGACCTCTTCGTCGCCGGTGATGATGTTGCGGACGGTGATAACGTTTTTGCCCCAGTTGACGCTGCCGACGTCCTGAAAATTGTAGAGCTCACGCAGCTGAGCGTTGACGGGCGAGGTCTTGAGCAGGCGGATCGTGACCGTGCAGGCGCGCGCCACGTGGTGCGAGTGCATGACGTGCCCGTCAGCGCCCAGCGTCATCGTGTCTTTATCCTCGACGCGGGCGATCGTGATGCCCTCGGCGGCGTTGCCGCCCTTGAGGCCGAAGCTGCCGCCAGGTCCGGAGATAGCCGCCTGGACGTCAAAAAAGCTATAAGTGCCGTAACCGATAGCCATTTTTATCTACCTCCTATCGGTTGATGCTGATGATGACATCAGCGGTGTGGATCGCGCCGGCGAGTTTGACGGCGATCTGCATGACCGGAGCTTTGCGCTCTTCGCGCTCGCTCTGGTCCTGATCGTCGACGCTGGGCATGTACACATAATAGCCGGAGTCGAGCCTGTCGCCGCGCTGAAGCGTGCCAAAGCCGTCCGCCTGCCAGATACCCGGAGCGGCGAAGCCATTCTGGACGGCCTGATCCAAGACTCTCTGCGCCGCGTTGACAAGCTGCGCCGTCCCCTCGTCAGTCTGCGGGATCTTGGTCTGCGACTGATAGAGCAGGTTATACAGCGCCACCTGGATGGCGTCGGCCAGCCAGTCAGCGCCGTGGAGCTCGTCAAAGTAGCTGCCGTCCGCGTTTACGCCATACTGTAAAATCGCCGTGTCATTGTCATAAAGAACATACACATTGCCGTTTTTGCTTTCAAGCGCCTGCGCCTGGGTTTCGGTCAGCTGCTCGTAGACCACGCCGGGCATCTGTTTGTACATCAGCGTGATGGTCGTCCTGTTGCCGGCGAAGTTGACCGCAAAGGCGCGCGCGAACATCGAGCAGACCGCATAGGGATTGTGGCTGCTGTAAATCCAGGACGTGCGGCGATAGCCGGCGGCCTTGAGCTGGCTGCCCAGATCGGTGTCGACCGTCGGCGCGAGCACGTTGGTGTTGCTGATCGTGACGCCGTAGCGGCGGGCCTGGCTGGCGCCCTCGATAAAGGCGGCGACTGCGAGATGATCGGCGTCGGTGATCGAGGCCGTCGCGCAGAACGTCAAGCCGTACCAGCCCGCGGACATGTCGGCGAACGTCGCAGCAGCGGCCGCCGGCGTCTCGGCATCAGCGCCGGCCTCGGCGCTAACCGCCGTGCCGGAGGTGAGCCCCATCTGGCTGGCGAGGTTGCTCCCGGCAGTGTCGGCGGCATAGCCGATCGCGCCGGTGCTGCCGGCCGTGGCACCGTAGATGACAAACTGCGAGCCAGTCCAGACGCACGACGTGCCAGCCAGCGCCGTATTGAGCGCGGTCGAGACGATCGTCGCCACGCCGTTGAGGTTGGTGACAGCCGAGAAGTCCAGCGCCGTCAAGTTGATGTCGGTGCCGTCGATGGTGATGTCAAAAGCGCCGTCAGTGATCGCCGTCCAGTTAGCAAGCGTCTGCTGCGCTGCCGTCAGGATTGCGCCAGTCAGCTGAGCCGGCACGGCCGACGAAAGCCAGCGGCCGATCATGAGCTGAGCCGGACGCGGCGACTGGCCGAAATAAAGCGCCGCGCCGTAGTATTCGGGCGCGTTGACACCGAAATCCTGAGCGACGGCCTCGAGCGTCGTGTAGACGCGCAGCCGCTCGCTAGGACCGATGACGGCAGAGTCGCCGAGGATCAGCAGAGTGCCGAAACCCCTGCGGCCGGCCGCCACGGGCGAAAAAATGGTCTGCACGCTGACAAGGCGCGAGACCGAGAGTGCTTTAGCCATGAGGTTTTACCTCCTCCGTATCAAAAGCGACGGCCGTGCCGTCGTCTCCGTTGATGCTGCCGGTACTGCGCAGCAGATTGAGCACCGCGTAGGATCCGCGACTCTCGACGATAAAGCGCGCCGAGAGGTCCACGCGCTGGCGCCAAACGAGCGAGTCGAGTTCCGGCACAGTCACCGGATCGCCGACGGATTGCAGGGCAATGCCGACAGCGCGCAGGGCGCTGCGGTTTTGCCAGACACACAGCCCGCGCCGCAGCAGGCCGGCAAGCGTGTCGGCGTTTGGTCCGTAAAACACGGCGCCGACCTCGTACCGGTCATGATCAACGACCGTGTCGCTGCCGTCGCCAGCACTGACGTGAGCCACGTCCGGCCACGGGTCAGAGCTGACGCGCACGATGTCAAAAGCGCACCAATCCGTCAGCGGATCCGGCTGCAGCGCCGGGTCGAGCTGCCGCGACGGGCGCACGAGCGTGTTATCGAGGCCGGTGATGCCGGCGATGGTGTCGTGCCACAGGTCCTCCAACGCGGTGATGCCGAGCGGGCTCGACGTCTCCGTCAAGTAGCCGCCAGTCGCTGACGTGTTGCTCATGTCGTCACCGCCTTGAGCTCGCAAATCGCGGACCAAAAACAGCGCCCGTACATCCACGAGTCGACGATCTTGACCACCCAGCGGGCGCCTGACCAGATGATCTCGTCAGGTTGAGCGCCGGCCGTGGCGGCCTGCATCGCCGTCTCGCTGAGTACTTTGATGTGGCCGCGATCGCGGTCGCCCTCGGGCAGCCGCTCCAAGTCCTTTTCGGTCGCCGGTCTGACGACCGCGCCGATCGGCGTCGTCGTCTCGGTGACGGCCGTGCGTCCATGCTCGTCGATCGTCACAGCACGCCGACAGAGTGTCACCGTCGTCCGAAAATGTGCATCGAGTAAGACGCGATTGACGTCTAGCGTCGGCATCACTGGCCGTCACCTCCTCCCTCTGTCACCACGTAGGTGATCGACTGGCGCAGGGCGCCGGTATCGATCAGCGGCCGATCATTGGCACGCCTGGCCAGCTCTTTGGCCAGCATGCTCTGCTGCTGCCGGTCACTTTTCTTATCGAAGCCCTTGCGCTTGCTGACTGTCCGCTGCGCGCGCGCCATGATCGTGCGGGGGCTTAGCGGTTTCCAATCGTTGTCTGTAAAAACGCCGCGAATGCTGGCCTGACAGATCAGGCCGACGCGCTCGGCCGCAGGCCGGAGCGTGCCGCCGGTGCCGAGCTGCTGCACGCCCTGCGCCATCGCCTCGCGGACCTCGTCGCGGCAGCGGGCGAGCCCCGGCTCCATAAACGGACGCGGAGGGATCCTCCGTGCCGGATCGCCGTGCTCGTTGATGTAGGCGAGCTCGGCATTGCTGATTGTGTCGCCCTCGCGCATCGCCGTGGCGCGCGGGATGCCGACGAGCACCTCGGTGCGGACGGCACGCTCGAGGTTTCGCGCGAGGTCTTCGGGCAAAACGCCCTTAAACTCGACCTTGATGCCCATCAGAGCTGCATCCCGCCGGCGCCGACAAGGTCGCGCAAATCCAAAAACTGCCGTCCGTACACCGTCGCGCCGAGCTGCCCGTCGCCGGCATACGCGCCGGCGTCGTAGCCCTCGGACCAGCTCACGCCGTCAGCGCTCTGGCTCTGGCTCGTTGCCGCACCGGAGGCCGTGCCCGTCGGCAGTGAGTAGGCGCCGCTCGCCGCGTCGTAGCGCTCCATCATCGTGAGATAGTGCGCCGTCAGCAGCCCCTGACCGTAGTCCTGCAGGCCGGAGCGCTGCCAGCGGCGCGAGTTGACCATCACAGCCGCGAAATCGAGCCAATAGGTCACGCGAGCGTCAGGATACTGCGTGCTGTCTGCAAATGGAGGATAGGCCGCGCGGAACGCGGCCACATCCATGCTCATTTTCGGCCCGCTCTTTTGACGGGCTTGGAATGCTGCGCGGGCTTAGCCGAGGCCGGTGCTGCGGGCTTGACCGCGGGCGCTTCCGGCTGCGGCTCGGGCTTGGGCTCCGGCTTGGGATCGTCGATGATCTGCGCCAGTCCATCGGAGACAAGCGCCTTAAAATACCAGTGCTCTGCAAGTGCAGCGTCGATAGTGTGCGCGCCGCACTCGAGCACCTTGTCACCGATGCGGACCGGGCGCTTGATGAGCGCCCGCATGGCTAGATCCCGTCGACGTAGCCGACGGTCGTCGGATAGACGATCTCGACCTCGCCGATCACGCCGTAGACGGTGACGCCGTAGGTGTAGTCGTGCACCTCGACGGGCATCGTGGTCAACGGCGTGCCAGCGATGCGGACCATGTCCTCGCCGCGGGTGTAGAGCACAGCGCGGTCGGTGTTGCCGGCGCCCAGTCCGGGCAGGTAGCGGCTGTCGAGAATGTTGAGCTCGCGGCCGTTCTTGACGGCGCCAAACGAGCGGCGCTTGAGCCAGTCGAGGATGGTGATATCGGGGATCGTAGTGCTCATAGGCGTGGTCGCGATCACCGCGTACTGGTCAGGCGGCAGGATCAGCGTATCAGGCGCGTGGCTGTAGCCGCTCGCCGTGTAGATCGCCTTGGCGGCCACGTTGATGTCCTCAACGATGTCGAGCGGCTGAGCGCTCGCCCAGTTGCCGTTGGTAGCACTGGCGGCCGTGACCTCGCCGGAATTGTACAGACCAGTAAAACCGAGCTGAGCGTCACCCGTGGCGACGATCAGGTCCATGTCGAGCTGATATTTCTTGTTGAGCGCCCTCATCTTCTCATCGCTGATGTTGCGGCCGAGAGCCTGCGCGGCTTCGAGCTCAAACACGGTGTAGTCGATCGCCTGAGCCCAGGGGCGCAGGGCGTGCGTGACCATCTCGTCAGCGATGCCGACGGTCGGGATCGTTCCGTTAGCACGACGGCCGGCCCAGCTGATGCCGGGCGTGGCGATGCCGCCATTGGCCGTCCAGGCCTGCCTAAAAAACGCCGTGGCCTGATCGCCGAGCCCCACGTTGGTGCGCATCGAGATGACCATCGGCCACTCGGTCTGGCCGCTCAGCGGCTCGTTGAGCCGCATGTCGTAGGCGGTCAGCTGGCGAGTCAGGAAAGCAGTGAGAGCGTCTCTTTTAGCTGCATCCATCTTATACATGTTTATTACCTCCTCTTACAGCACGCGGATCTGGGCCATGTCGTAGTCGTCGATGGCGCCCATGAAGATGGCGTTATTGACGGCGACAGTGTTGGTGCTGTCGGCAGCGGCCTCAGTCGCACCGACGGGCTCGTTGTTGCTGCCGGCCACGATGCGGGCGTAGACCGTGCCGCCGAAAGCGGGATCAGTCGAGCCGTAGACTTTGACGTTGATATAGCCCTTGATCATGATATCGATGGGCTGTGCAGGATCAGGCACGCCGGAATCACCAAACGCGGGATTAGCGCCTCCCAGCTGCACCGCATCCGGGCGCACGCTGTACCCGTAGATGTCGTCCGCCGTGTCGGTGCTGGTCAGCATACGGACAGCGCCGCCAGACGCCAGCGCGACGGGCACGCCATAAGCAGTGACGGGCGCCGTGGCGTCGTTGGCGTGCGTCTCGATGACGCTGTAGCTCTCGCGCGCGACCTGACCGGGCAGACCGACAGGCATAGTCTTGCCGATAACATTAAAAGCCATGATTAAAACCTCCTCTTACTTGCCAAACTTGGCGTAGCGCTCCGCCACTTTCGCGGCGTAGTCGTCCATCTGCGCGGCGTCACCGTGTGACACGGGCGACGGGATCGCGCCGTTGTTGATCGTCGCCAGCGCGGCCGATGCCGCCTTAAACACCAGCGCGACGCGACTGTCCTTGACGGCCGCCCAGTTGTCGACCTTGCGGCCGGCGACGCTCATGATGATGGCGCGCTTGCGGTCGTCATCGCAGGCGCGGTCAAGCGCGCGGCGCATCGCGTCCAACTTGGCCTTGCGCGCGTCCGCCTTGGCGTCGGTCTTGGGCAGTGCGTAGCGCATGCCGGGCGCGAGGATCTCGACCCTGTTCGCGAAGCCGAGCGGCTTGGCGTCGGTTTTCTCCTCGGCGGTCGTCTCGACGATCGCCTCCTCATCGAGCAGGTCGGTCTCGGCCTCGCCCTCGACCTCGGCGCGCAGAGCGTCGCGCTCCGCCTCAAGCTCGGCGATGCGCGCTTTGAGCTCGTCGATCTCGTCGTCGCCCTTGGGCGCGCACTCATCGGCCGTGGTCTCGGTCGTCTCGGTCGTCACCGTCTCGGTGCCGCCGCCCTTGCCGAGCAGCATGCCGAGCATTTCTTTGATCTGCTCCCAGCTAAAAAGGGCCTCTTTTTTCTCGTCCATCATTGCTCCTCCTTTGGAGTCCTTGATCGCGCACTCGCTGCCGGCACGACCTGCCGGCACAAGCGCCACGTGATTGCCCCGGATATGAGTCTGCCGCTCCACACCGGGCTCCACCTGCTCGACGGTCACGTCATAGCCGCAGCTGACCTCGCGCAGTCCACTATTTATCGCGTCAATCGCCGCGGCGTCGCTGATCACCAGATCCGCGATCACCTTATCGGCGTCGTCGCCGTGACCTCGCCGGACATTGGTCACGTGACCGACGGCATACTGCCGCCAGTCGTCCGGCGTCACCTCGTCCACGTCAGGATGGCCCAGCGTGACCGGCTTGCCCTCAAAACTCGCCAGCGCTGCCGGCGCAAATACCTGCTCAGGCTCACGGCGGCTGATGATCCGCCCGCTGGCGTCCGGCTCGATGCCTGGGCTCATGCCCTCGCTGGCGTAATACTCATACTCGCCCGTGCGCGCGATCGGCACGCCGGTGCATATCAAAAAGCCCTCCGGCGTCGTGTGACGCTGAGGGCCGAGTTCACTTGTTATCAAATAGCGCGCCATGCGCGTCACCTCACAATTTAACGAGTACATCAACGCGGCGCGGGCACGTTTTCTGATCCCCTGCCCGCATGTTGCCGGCGTATTGTTTTCGCCAGATGATATTTGCATCAGGCTCTACATTAGATTCGTACTCGCTCATAAATACGTCATGCGTTTTAGCCAACTCTGTCGCCCAACTCATAAACGCAGGATAATCAAACGGCGGTATGCCGTCGTATTGAATGCCTGTTTTATAAGGTGGATCGCAATAAACGACCGCGCCCTCGGGAATGTCGAGAGCACGGTAATCAAAGTTATGGAATTGGATAGTGGGACTAATGGAACGTTTCAAAAAAACAGCGGTTGCGGCGGCGCAGTTTTCTTCTTTATCATACCTGCGTGCGTACCCATGCAAAAAACGCCCCGCAAACGAACACCCAAATCCCGCAAAGCCGGTTAGCGCCGGATTCTCGTCTTTATGTACCTTGATGTACTGATATTCTTCTTCGCTCAGCGACGAAGGCGGCTCGAATGAGCCATCAGCCACGCCGCGCAATAAAGCAATCAGATACGGATGCAGGTCGTTGCAAATAATCGCCACATCAGGACGATACTCACGCACTTTTATGGCGACAGCGCAGCCGCCGCAAAAGGGCTCGACATACGTGCCGCCAAAAGGAATATACTCAACAATTTTTGCGGCGATCTCTTTCGCCAGTCGTGCCTTACCGCCTAAATATCTCATACGACCGGCTCCGGGTAGCACCGGCAGTTCGGCAGCGCGCCAGCGTGGCCGGTGAGGCCGTCCAGCGTCGGCGGCTCGGACCACTTGACAAACTGCCCGTCCATCGCCGCATGCGACGGGCGGACGCGGCCGTCGTCGGCCGTGCGCCAGATATAGCCCTCACTGCCGATGCTGACAGCGCGCGTCTGCGTGAGGATCGTCGTCTGCCGGCTGACCTCCGTGCGGGCGATCAGCTCGGCACGGCTCTGCGCCACGCCGCCGCGGCTGGCGATGTACTCGCTCAGCGCTTCGTGGCGCGTGCCGGTCATCGCCGCCGCCTGCGCGGCTGTCTCGACCTCGACGGCGATGTCGAGCGGGATCGACGTGATCAGCCGCGCGCCCTCCATCGACAGATCACGGATCGCTATCGCGACCGAGTCGCGCGTGTAGAGCGTTTTGAGCTTGTCAGCCATCTTGGCGCCCAGCTCGCGCCACATGATGGCATTCTGCGCGTCGGACATCTCCACGATCTTGAGCATCACGTCCTGCGCCCAGGGCGCAAGCAGCTGCGCGTACTCCTCGAGCGCATAGACGACGCTCGTAGCGTCGGCGCCGGTCGAGGTGATGCGCGCGACCTCTTTGGCGACCTGTTTGCAGCGGCGGCGCAGCTCACGCTCGGTCGAGCGCCTGGGCTTAAATGGCATTGCTCAGCACCGCCGTCGCCGGAGGCGGAGGCGTGCCCTCGGCCTCTTCGACGACATCCTCGGTCACCGCCTGCCAGCGCGTCGTCAGAGCGCCGCGCAGCTGGAGCTCGCGCAGTGCCGTGGGCGCGTCGATCAGGCCGGCCGTGTAGGCTGCCGTGACACTGGCCGCGTCGGTGCTGGCGACGTTGGCGCGGTCGATTTCGGTTAGCTGCCACAATGGCACAAAGTTAAAGCTGACCTCGGCCGGCATCGGCTCGCCGAATCGATCGCGATAGATGATCTGCAGCAGTTTGGTCAACGGCTCGCGCAGCTGTGCCTCCTGCCGGCGGAGGATGCCGTCATAATACGTTTTTGTATCCGCCTCGCCGGTCGCGTTGAGGCCGGCCGGCGACTGGCCAAAAAGACGCGTCAGCGGAATGTCGGCCGCGCCGCTGAGTTGCTGCCCAAACGACAGGAGCACCTGGTCAAGACCGGCGAAGGTATATGAGGTCGTCGCGAACTGGTCGTCGGCGTCGAGCACCGTCATGCCCTCGGTCGATTGCAGCGCGCGGATCATGCCGATGTTTTTAGCCAGGGCGATCTGCGCCGACTCCGGCCCGCCGAGAATCTGACGCAGGCCCTTGATCTGGATCGTGCGCAAGTATGCCTTATCGATCAGGCTGGCCGCACCGGCTGACGCTGTATCAAACGCGACAAGGCGGTCGAGCAGACGCTCGACGACCGACAGCCCCCACGACTGCTCCATCACCGCACGACTATGCGGCGCCTCGATGCCGAGAAAGCGCAGCAAACGACTGTGATGCACGCGGACGTTGAAGCCGAGGCGCCCGCTGACCTGCGGCGCACCATACTGCGACGGATCCACGATCCGCCAGTAGACCGGCAGCCCGTAGCTCGGGCCGAGTGCCTGGATCGTCTGTGACCAGTCTGGCCACAGCTGCCAGCGGTCGTAGGTCATGAGCCCGCGGAACGATCCGCGCGTAATTGTGTCCAGCCGCAGCGGCTCGGCCACGTCCTGCCCCTCGATCATGATCAGAGACGCTGCGCCGCCGAAAAGCCGCGCCCACGTGAGCGCCGACTGGAGCGCCGTCCAGATCTTGAGCCGCGAGAGAGCCGAGTCGATCAGCTCGATGCGCTTGGGCACAGGGTCGCCGGTGATGGCGATGCCCGATCTGATCATGTCCTCCGGGATCGCGCCGACGATCTTGCCGACGATCCAGCTCTGACAGTACATGTCAACGAGCACTTGCCACGTCTGCGTGAGCATTTGCATGGGCTTGTACTCCGTCGCGCTCTGCAGATTGGGCGCACCCAGACCGAGGCGGCTCATAAAGTTGACGAAATCGTCTGCCTTGGCTGTGCCCTTGGCTGCAGGCGCGGCCGGCTGCGTCGTTGGTTTATTATGTTTTTTACGCATGGTCTCACCTGCCTCCAAAAGCATCCAACATCTGCGCCACCGGATCGCCGCCGCGGATCAACCGCGACAGTGCGTATCTCAGCGCGTCGATGCAGTGATTGTCTTTGTCTACGATCCGCGGCAGGATCTCCTCCGTCCGCGGATCAACCTTGTACGAATAGCTGCCGAACTCGTGCGCCGTGTGCTTGCAGCGTTCGTGAATCACGATGCGGCGAAACGACCGCAAAAACGCGATGCCATCCTCAATCGAGCCGGTCCACTTTTCGGCGGGCGCAATGTTAAAACCGCGCTGCGCCACGTAGCTGATCGTCTCCGGCCGGGCCGAGTCGGCATAGATCGGCCAGCGCCGCGACTCAGGGACCTCGTCAAACATCGAGCGCCCCGCGTCGCCGGACTTGCGCGCCAGATCGTCGATGTCGACCTGCACGCCGTAGGCTTCCTGGTCGATGTAGAGCGTGTCCTGCAAAATAAAGCACCGGACGAGCACCGAGGGATCTCGGCTGAATCCCCAGTCAGCGCCAAAGTAGAAACGGGCGTCTCTGGGCGTCTCAAAGCTGCGGACCTCAAATTTATTTTTAAAAATCAGCGCGTCGGTCATCGTAACGCATTCGCCGAGCCAGACGTGACGATAGCCCTCGGGATCGACCTCGAGCATGTACCGCCGCTCAGCCTCAAGCGCCGCCGGGAAAAACGGGTTTTTATCATAGTTGACCTGCTCGACGATGCTGTCCGGCCGCGGATGGAGCACGAAGTCGTATGTCGGATCGTCGACGCGCTGCGGGTTGAAGCTAATCCATATCTCGCTGCCGTCCTTGCGGATCGTCGGCAGCAGCACCGCCCACGACTCGGCGCTGACGTTTTGAGCCTCCTCGACCCAACAAATATCAATGCCCTCTTTGGATTTGATCTCTTGGACGTTGTGATGCAGGCCGCAAAAAATGAATTCCGAACCGTTGCGGCCGATGATGCGGTCTTTGGTCACGGTATAAAACGAGCGCCAGCCGTAGCGGTCGATCAGGTCAGTCAGCAGCTTGTGCACGCTGTCGGCGATCGAGTTTTGATACTCGCGCGCGTTTAAAAAACGCAGCGGCCGCTCCATACCCTTGATCAGCTCCGCCGTGCCGAGCGCCCACGATTTCGCGCCGCCGCGGCCACCGTGGTAAACCTTGTACCTCGCCGGCACGAATAGCCCTCGAAACGCCGCAGGGATCTGGACCGTCGTCAAGCTACTCAACAAACTCCACCTTGACCGACTCGATCAGCGGCGCGCCGTCGCGGCCGGTGATCTCCTGCCGCTCCACAAAATCAGCCTCGCTCTTGCCGAGCAGCTCGGCAGCCTTGAGCCGGTCGCGCATCTGCTGATCTTTGTCGCGCATCACGCTGCTCCAGAACTGCTGCCGCTCCGCTCGGCTGGCGATCAGTGGCGTGCTGCGGATCGTCTCGCGGGCTTTGATCTCCGCGAGAATGTAGGGCTTTGTTAGGTTCTCACGCCCCATGAAGCGGGCTGTCTTTTCACTGTACCCTGCAGCGATGGCCGCTTGCGTAGCGTTACCATCATATGCCTCGACAAATCGCCGCTGTCTTGTGGTCAGTTTGTCGCCTTTAGCGCGCGCCATCGCTCTCACCCTCTCGTGGATAAATGTGTGTATAAAACAAGAGAGAGCCCGCAGGGGCTCTCTCTCATCTCAAGGAGGTCGATCTGTCAGTCCGTGGTCGTGCGGTCGGGGGCCGCTCTTGCCTGAACATTTCGATGCTATCACGATATCACAGATTTGATAAATAGCAAGCCTGTTATCATGCTCACATCGTGCACATTAAAATAATCGTATTGTACTCATTACGTCAGCGCCGCCCGCGCGATGCGCCTGGGCACCATGTGCCGCCACCTCACAACCGTCGCCACGCTTACGCCGGCCTTGTCGGCAATCAAGCGCAGCGTCCCGCCGTCGCCGCGCCACTGGTCGCCTGTGCTGACGTGGATCACGTGCAGCCGGTAGACCGCCCACTGCAGCGGATACATCTCCCTGATCTCCTGCGTCGCCGCGACGATCCGCGCCCAGCCGACTGCCTCGATCGGCTCCGTCAGAGCCAGCACCTGCGCCACCGTCGAGGTGACGTGCTCACCGCCCGAAGCGCCGCCTGGCATGCCGATTTCCGCCGCCGGCGTCCATGTCGCCGCCGCCGTCAGCTCGTCGTGTGAGGGCTGCGGAGCATCGCCCGCGAGGGCAGACAGCCCCCGCGGACATCTCCGCGCGATCAAATCGATCGACCGCGCCAGCTCTGAAATCGTTACCGGCATGTCTCGGCCTCCAGTAAAAACCGGAGCAGCTTTGCCGCATCTTCGGTTTTTATCACATAGCGATGAAAGTAATTTATCGGTCCCGTTTCAGACGGCATCCCCGTCGATTGACTAGTGGTAAAAATCAAATGCTCTTTATCAAAGTGTTCAATTTCGATTTTTGTTATTGCCATCACTCGTCCTCCTCTCGCGTCATGACCATGATCCTCGTCCGGTCGAGCCTGGGCAGCGCCTCACGCCGCACGACCAGCTCAGTGATCTGGCTGTCGTCTTTGATGATCCCCGCCATCTGCAGACAGTCCTGCACCGCCTTGACGCGGTTGTCCAGGTCCCATCTCCGCCGCGTGCGCGACGTCATGATGATATGCAGCGCTACGGGGCCGAGGTACGGACCGACGTAGCGCCGTGCCGGGAGCGCCTCCCGCTGCGCGCGCATCTCCGCCGCGGTAGCCTCCTGGTACGCTGCGCCCTCGGCTGTTTTGTATCTGTGCCGGCCTCCGGTCCTGTAGAGATGATTGACCGTCGGCGGCAGACCGTCCAGCGTGATGCTGAGCAGGTAGCTCATGCATGAGCCTCCAGCAGTTCAGGGTTGTCGTGTACGTTGCCGATGATCGTTACCTCCAGACCGCCCATTTCATCAAACGGGATGACCGAGTTCTGACCGCTCAGGACAAATCTGGCGCTGACTTCATCCCATTCGACTACGGCTGGCCATTCGTCCTCTTCAAAATATCCGGTTACAATGTCCCTCTCGTACATGTCGGTGCCCATCACATCACTGTGTCCGGTATACATGCTGACGGTGTCCTCATCGACAAGATAGCGCGTCGCCTGCCCGTCTGGTTGAACGTCATAGATATAAGAGCATAGTTTTGGGATAGCCAAAAAAGCCCCATAGACCCATTCCGAACTGTTTTTACGCCGCCCTCGAAACTTGATCTCACGCATCGCCCTTCACCTCCGTGCGGCGATTCCAGATTTCTGCGGCTACTTCTGGTGTAGTCGCGCTCACCCTTGGATGTACAAGACAAAGTCTATTGCTACATTCAGCATAAAAAACATCATTGAAGCTAATTCGCGCCGGTTCGCCACAAAACGGACACGGCTTTAAATTCGATTTATTCATTGTTCTTCGCCTCCGCGCGACTATTCCACGCCTCAACAAGCCAATCAAGCCGCAATTTATCATCAATATCTTTATATGCGACCATCAGCGCGCCACAATAACCACAAGTAATGGCTTTTTCCGTCAATATAGGCGCGCTCCCGCAAAACGGGCACGGCTTTAACTGGTCGCTCATGCCACGCATCCTCCTCCGCACTTTTCGACGATCTCCGCCAGCTTGACCATCGCGGTCTCCTTGTCGCTAAAGATCTGGTGATTGTAGACGTAGCTGATCGGCTTACCGTCCTCACCGATGATGTCCGTAAAGACGATAATGAGCCAGTCACTTTCGGACACATCTTTGTGCTCCTGTGCCTCAATGCTCACGATCCGACGCGTCGAGATGCAGACACCAGGGATGACCTCCAAAAATCTTTTCATTTTTCTTGACCTCCTCATCGAGTTCATTTTCACCCCGTTACAAGCGAAACACCATGCCTCTCTCTTAAGAGAGAGAGGGCATGTGTTTCGGCTTTAGTAACTTACGGGCAAAATTCAAAGTTCACTTTTTGCGCGTGTTTCGTCTTGTTTCGTCGTTCGCAAACGCTGATGATTACTACACTCGCGTCAACGCGTGAGAGTTGCGCGCATGTTGCGCTTTGTTTCGGTTCATTTTTTGACATCAGGTTTCGCACTTTATGGCGAAACAAAACCAAGTGTTTCGGTGGAATTATTGTTTGTTTCGACCTCTCAAATCAGTTATCAGCAGCTTTTGACGCATTTCGGCCAGATCACCGTCCAGATAAAAGCGCAGATTTTGAGCACGAATTTCGCCGCTCTCGATCAGTTGTTTTTTGGCTCTCGAAAATAACGACCGCACCGCGTCTGCCGTCTCGTCCTCGTCGCCGAGGTCTCTAAAAGCCTCGCGCCAGTCGTCCAAGTCAACGCCGCCGAAGCTGCCGTCGGCGTTGATGTGTCCTTTTGTTCTGGCTGCCTGCTCATACGCGTCCATGCCGCGCTGCGCCGCCTTGCTGCGCTTTTTCGGCTCCGTCTTCTCGCCGAGGTCAGCCGGCTCCAGCACGACCGACGTGACAGGATCGCCATCGTCGTCATACCATCCCGGAACGGTCGTCTGCATCTTGTCAAAACACAGCGGCGGCGGCGCCTCCGTGTCCTTGCTCTTGGTCTGCGTGACCTTGATCGCGCCGCCGGCAACGGCCTCCACAAGCAGTTCCACGTCCATCGCGCCCTTAAAAGCGCTTGAGCCGCGTGCGCGTGTTCGCGCGTCCGGGCTAACGCCCGTGTGATGCACGATCAAGACGCTGCAGCGGTACTGCTGCATGAGCTTGCCGCAGGCGTCGATCAGCGATCTCGCGTCGTCGGCCTTGTTCTCGTCACCAAGTAAAAAACGATTGAGCGTGTCCACGACGATTAGCACCGGCCGCGCCTCGTAGTCGTTGATCTCGCGCACGACACGGCTGTAGCCTTCGGCTGTGTTGAGGTCACAGGCCGACTCGCTGACGTAGATGTCGTCCACGTCGCGCCCGCGCTCGTGCACCCAGGCGGCAATACGCGCCTTAAGTCCGTAGTGCCCCTCGCCGGCAAGATAGACCACTGGGCCGGGCTTGACGCGATGCCCATGCCAGTCCGTCATGCCGGAGGCGATCGTCAGCGCCAGATCGAGCACGAAAAACGTTTTGCCCGCGCCCGACTCGCCGAAGCACATCATCATGGCATTGGCCTGCACCCAGCCCTTGATCAGCCATTTGATCGGGTCCGGTGTTTTGTAAAAATCGCGGCCCTTTATCAGCCACGGGCGCCGCTGCGTGAGCAGCGCCGCGAGGTCTCGGCCCCGCTGGGCGTAATCGTTGGCGTCGCCCTCTTCCGGCGGCACGATCACCCGTGCGCCGCTGAGGGCTGCCGCCTCGTGCGCTTTTGCCTGGCCGACGCCGCTGGCGTCGTTGTCGGCGACGATCACCAGATCGCCGTCCGGCAGCTGTGTGCGGATCCACGGCGCCACCTTGAGTAAATTGCCGGCGTTGAGCGCGACGACCACCGCCGCGCCCGTTGCCTCGGCGATGCTGGCGCCCGTGGCGTAGCCTTCGCAGATGTACAGCGTGCGGCTCTCGCGCTGCGCCGCCGGGATCATGTAATAGCCGGCCGCCACTTCGCCGCCCGCATGAAAGCACTTGCTGCCGTCGCCGTCGATGTACTGCAGCGACGTCAACCTGTCGCCCACGTAGATCGGCATGACCAGCCGCCCGTCGGCCGTCTGATGCAGCCCGTGCGGCTTGACGCCCTTGCGCATCAGGTACGGATGATCCGCTGCCGCGTCGGTTGTCGTCTGCCAGATGTGCGCAGCGCTCTGCGCCGCCGCCGCGTGCTGCCGCTTGGCCTCCTGCTCACGCTCATACAGCACGCGCGCCTGGATCGCCTCGATCTCCTCGCGGTCGGCGTCGGTGAGCAGCTGCGTGCCGTGCGCGTGCCACTTGATGCAGACATCACCGCGCCAGCTGCCAAAGGCGCCCGCCGGCAGCCGGTCGCCGAAAAGTTTGTACCAGCCGCTTTTTTGTCGCGCCTTGTCGCCGCGCACTTTAAAACGATGTACGCGCCCGTCGAGCTCCACGCTGTCCAGCTCGGCACCGATGTCGGCGCTCAGGATCGCCTCAAGCGCCTGCTGCGCCGGCGGCGTCGTGTGCTGAGTCGTGTCGTTCCATCCCGTCGGCAGGATCGCCACTGCTGCTCACCTCCTTCCTGCTCCATGCCCGCTCTGTGATCTTCTGATAGCGCCCGTCGCGGCGCCACATTACCGTCGCCGGCGGCTGCGCCGTCATCATGATCGCCGCCAGCTGCGTCAGCTCCTCCTCGTCGCTGATGTGATCGAGCGACTCCGCCAGCGGATAGCGGTCGAGGATGCTGCTGCATCGCATGATCTCGCGCAGCGTCTTAAATGCCTTGCTTTGTGCATAGCCGCCGTGCATCAGGCACAGATATTCGCGCAGCGGCGGGGCGCTGAGGTCCCGCGTCTGATAGTCCACCACCAGCATCGGTACGCCGCTGGCACGACTCCTGCTCTTGTACCACCACCAGCCCCGCACCGGCGTCACGACGGGCGTCTCGCCCATGATGTCGCTCACGCCGTCCAGAGCCAGCTCCTGCTTGTCCGGATCCTTTCGCTCCGGCGCCGGCCACTCATAACCGCACGCCGGACAGGTCCGCGTACCCGCGGCGACGATCTCGCCGCACTGCGGACACTCCTTTGTGATCACCTTGCCGGTGTGTTTTTTGCTCGGCGGCTCGACGGCCGTGATCGGGCCGTGCCGCGCCACGTTGCCGGCAAAGTCGAGCACGAGGCAGTCCTGTGCGCGGTCCGCGCTTTTGAGCCGCAAGCCGCGGCCGGCCATCTGCACATACAGCCCAGGCGACAACGTCGGCCGGCAGAACGCGATCAAATCCGTGTCCGGCGCGTCAAATCCGGTTGTCAGTATGTTTGCATTGGTCAGCGCCGTGATCTCGCCGCATTTGTACGCATCGAGGATCGCCGCCCGCTCGTCTTTGGGCGTCTTGCCTGTGACCACTTCGGCGACGATGCCCTGCGCCCGCAGCGCGTCGCGCATGTGCTCGGCGTGAGCGACGCCCGTGCAAAAGATCAGCCACGAGCGCCGGCCGTTTGCGCGGGCGACGATCTCGCGCGCGATCGAGGCATTGGCGTCGTCAGTGTCGACGGCTGCCGCCAGCTCGCTCTCGATGTACTCGCCGCCCCGCGTGTGCACGCCGCTGATGTCCAGCTCTGCCTGCGTCAGTTTTGACCGCAACGGCGCGAGGAATCCCCGGCTGACCAGCTCGGTGATCGTCACCGGCTCGACGATGCCGGAAAACAGAGCCTCGTCGCCGTCGGTGATCATTCCCTGCCCCAGCCGGTATGGCGTCGCCGTCAGGCCGATCACCCTCGGACCATGCCCGTCGTCGTCGATGAGGTCGTCCAGCAGCCGGCGATAGATGCCGACGGCGCGCGAGTTGATCAGGTGCGCCTCGTCGACAATGACCACGTCCACCGGCGCCAGCTCTGCCGCCCGCCGATAAACCGACTGGATGCCGGCCACGGTGATGCGCTCGATCCGGCGCGAGCCCAGGCCCGCCGAGTAGACGCCGATCGGCGCCTCCGGCCATGCCTTGATGATTTTGTCGGCGTCCTGCTGCAGCAGCTCCTTGACATGCGACAGCACGAGGATGCGCCGCGTGTCCGGCCAGCGGTGCAGGATGTCCTCGCACAGCGCAACGATGATCCAGCTTTTGCCGCTGCCCGTCGGCGCGACAATGCAGGGATTGCCCTGATGGGACGCCATCCACTCATACGTCATCGAAACGGCGCGCTCTTGATAGTCACGCAGCCCGGCGATCAAAACGGACACCCGCTTTGTGGCGTCTCATACGCTCTCACGCCGGCGATCAGGTCTTTGGAGAGGATCGCCATCTCGCTGCTGCCGTTGAGCACGTCATGGCCGTCGATCTCATACACCGCGCAGCGGCCATTATCGGCGCCGCCTTTAAAAGTCCACGGCACGAGATCCGGATGCAGCACGTGCGACGGACAGCCGGCGAGCTGGGTGTCGTAGCTGAGCGGGCCGTGCCACAGCGCGCACGTCCAGCAGCCGTCCTGTCCCGGCGTCACATGGGCGCACGTCCGGCAGTTGACCTCCTGCGTCAAGTGCGACTCGTGGCAAAAAGACCAGCAGCCGCACATCTTGCACTGATACCACGCCGGATCCGTCGAGATCGGCGGCGGCATCCGCTCCGTCAGCGCGATCCGCGCGCCGCGGTCGATGATCTGCCGCGCGATCTCCGGCTGATACTCGACGCGCTCCGTGTAGAGCCGGTCGTCGTCTTTGCAGACGGCAACATAGAGCGCGCGGTCGATGCCCGTGCCGGCCATGTAGCACTGCATCTGGCACCAGTGCCGCCGCTTGGCCTCATAGACGCCCTTGCGCACCAGCTCGTCAAAACTGCGTTTATTGTGCGTTTTAAACTCGGCGATGTGCCGTGCCTTGGGCGCCTCCGGCACGCCGCTCTCGATGATGCCGTCGACGCTGCCGCCGACATGCGGCGCAAGTTCCACGTGCATCTGCTTGCCGTCGGCGTCGGTGTGATGGATCTCCACGCCGATCTTTCGCAGCCAGCCGACGATGGCGATCTCCTCACGGTGCCCGCGCTCAAAGAGGCGCAGCATCCGGCCCGAGAACTGCTCGCACACCGCCCACCGAAAAGACAGCCACAGATACCGCTCGCAGGGATGGCCGAGCAGCGAGGCCCCCAGATGGGGCCTCGGCTGCTCTCTGTGCTCCTCATACCATTGGTCGATCAGTGCCGCCGTCGTATGCAGCGGCTCAGGAATCGCAGCCATCTCATCGGCTATTTAAAAGCAAAGCCGCTTGCCTGCGCGGGCGCAGGACCAAACGCCGCCGCGAAGCTGCCGCCGTCAG